CTCGAGCAGAGCGTGAGCGAGGGCGGGTTCACCCGGCCGGGGGGTGAGGTGCCCTACCAGCGGGCCGCGCCGGGGAGTGGGCCGACGTTCGGGGAGGCGCTCGACGCGGGCGGGGACGCGCTGATCGGCGGGCTGACCAAGATGAGCGACCAGGCGCGGACGCTCCGCGAGACGTCGGGGCGGGCGCTCGAGACGGGGCAGGCCGCCGACGTGGACGCGGCCCTGGCGGCGACCGAGCCGTGGCTGACGGTGCTGAGCCCCGAGCCGCTCAAGAAGCTCGGCGGCGCGGTGGTGGGGAAGGTGGCGGGCGCGACGGCCGCCGAGGTGGCGCGCCTGCGGCTGGACAAGTTCCCCGAGGGGGTCCGCGACGTGATCCAGCAGGCGGCCGAGGACGGCGCCTTCTGGATGAAGCAGCGCCGTGGCGTCATCCCCGACGCGACCGCCGAGCGGATGGCCGACGACCTGGGCCGATCCGTCGATCAGCTCATCGCGTCCGGCAAGGCCGGCAAGGCCCTCAACACCGAGGAGACCCGCGCGCTCCGGAACGCGGTCACCGGCCAGGCCGTCAAGGTCAACGACCTGTCGGCGGCCATCGCGGCGGCGCCGCACGAGGCCCCGCCCTCCCTGATCGCCGAGTCCATCGCCGAGGGGATGAAGCTCAACGACCTGACCCGCGTCGCCGAGGGTGCTCGAGCGGAAGCAGGGCGCACGCTGCGCGCCTACCAGGCCTACACGCGGGACTCGATCGCTAATCCCGGCGGGGCGGTGGAGCGCATCTTCAAGGCGGTGGGTGGGGCCGAGAACGCCAACAAGGCCGTCACCGAGTACCAGAAGCTGCTCGCGGACGGGGGCGACGTCTTCGCGCAGGCGGCCTTCTGGGCGCGCAAGGAAGCGCCCCCGGTGGGGTTCAATGACTGGTTCGAACTGGTGCGCCGCAACTCGATGCTCTCGGGACCGCGCACGGTGCTCATCAACGCCCTCTCTGGGGTGACCGAGATCCCGTGGAAGCTCGCGACCGACTTCGCCCAGTCGGCGGTGCGCGGGCACCCCGGCGAGATCATCCCCGAGGTGCGCGCCATCTGGGCCGGCGCGACGCGCGGGTGGACGGCGGCCGTGCAGACCATCGCCCACGGCATCACCGAGGAGCAGGCGCTGGCCGGCGACGTGCCCCGATCCATCTCGGCGCGGGTGCAGAACCCCGTGGCGAAGGCGGCGGCGCGGGCGCTGGAGGCACCGATGCGGGTGCAGCAGGGGACCGACGACATCGCGCGCTCGATCGGCCTGAGCATGCACGTCGCTCGAGAGGCCGCGCAGACCGCCACCAGGGAAGGGCTGAAGGGCGTGGCCTGGACGGCGCGGGTGGCCGACCTGGTCGAGACGCCGACGCCGTCGATCCTGAAGCGGGCCGATGTCGCTGCCGACGACATGACCTTCAAGGGCGAGATGGGCACGCTCGGTCGCGCGCTCACCCACGTCCAGAAGGTGCCCTTCGTCGGCCCGGCGCTGATCCCGTTCCTCAAGACGGTCTACAACGTCACCGCCCGCGGCATCGACCGCTCGCCGCTCGGCCTCGCTGGCACCGGCATCGACGTGGCGCGGGGCGTCTACCGCGGCGGGAAGGAGCTGCCGAAGGGGGTGCGGGCGCTGGGTCCACGGCTGACCGACAACGTGCTCGGGTCGGCGGCGTCGGGGTGGATCTTCACCCAGGCGCTCGCGGGCAACGTCACCGGCGCCGGGCCGGACGACCCCGAGAAGAAGAAGATGCTCGAGGCGCAGGGGTGGCAGCCCTACGCGGTCAAGCTCGGTGACGACTTCGTCTCGTACACCAACTGGGGGCCGGTCGCGGTGCCGCTCGCCCTGATGGCCGGCGTCGCCGAGGCGCACACCTACGCCAAGCCGGGCAAGGCCGACCTCGTCTCGATGGGCGGCGACGCGATGCAGCGGTCGGTCAAGGTGCTGACCGAGCAGAACTACCTGCAGGGCGTCGGCGCCCTCTACAAGTCGATGACCGACTTCGAGCGGTACGGCCACCAGTGGCTGACCGGCTACATCTCGAGCCTGGTCCCCTACGGCGCCGCGATCAACACCGTCGGCCAGGCGACCGACCCGCTGGTGCGCCAGCCGGCGAAGAACGACATCGCCGAGGCGCTGGCCGGCCGGATGCCGGTCCTGCGCGAACGGCTGGCCGCCAAGCAGGACGTGCTCGGGCGCGACGTCCGCAACGAGCAGCAGGGCCTCGCCGCCGCTAATCCGCTGCGGACGCGCGAGGGTCGACCCGACGAGACGCTCACGACCCTGCTCGCCAACAACGCCGACATCGGTGCGCCGCCGAAGGAGGTCGAGAAGCTGGTGCTGACGCCAGCCGAGCAGCAGCGCCACCAGGAGATCGCGGGCGAGCTGATCGACCGCGCCGTCGGGCGCATCGCCGGCAACCCCGGGTTCGACGCCTGGCCCGAGGCGCGGCGCACCGAGACGCTCAAGGCCGCGGTGCGGGACGCGCGCACGGCCGCCGGCGAGCGGCTCCTGAAGGAGATCGGCTCGCGGGAGATCTCGCAGCGGCGCCGGGGGGCGGTGACTAGTGGTCGCTGAGGTGTCGGCGCTCCCACAGCGCGTTCGCCCGCATGACCACGAACGAGCACGCCAGCATCCAGGCGAGTATCAGACCCAGCGTCCAGATCGCGTTGTGTGGACGGCCGTTCAGGAACGCGGGCTCGAGGTTGTCGTGGATCCAGAGGCAGGCGGCGCCGATTGGGGCGAACACCGCGAGGCCCGCCCGATTGCCCCATCGCGTGTTCTCGTGTCCCACCCGCGCACGCTACGCGACCCGCCCCGCCGGCGGCAATAGGAGGTTCGGTCATGGCGCTCGATCCGAAAGAAGTCGTCGACCAGTTCGAGAAGAAGAAGCCCGACCCGAACTTCCCCAGCCGGTCGGTGATCGAGACCCACATCGTGCACCGCGACGGCTCGGTCGAGGTCTGGCAGCGCGGCCAGGACGACGGCCCAGACCAGGGCACCAAGCTCCCCGGCTACGTCGACCCCGACGTCAAGAAGCAGTACGCGGCCGACCAGAAGGACGAGGGCGTCCAGACGCGGGCCGACACCGCCGCCGCCCAGGCCAGCACCACCGCCGCCGAGACCGCGCGCCACAACCGCGCCACCGAGGCCGCCGGCGCCAAGACCGCCGCCCAGACCGCCGCCAACCAGACCAGCACCACCAGCCGCGCCGAGCGGACCGAGACGCGGTTGTTGACCGCGAGCGAGGCGCAGGCCCGCACCGCCGCCCTCCGGGAGGAGCGGGCCAACAACATCGCGCAGGGCAAGCTCAGCGCCGACGAGGCCGACAAGAAGTACGACCGCGACTACCGCGACCAGGTCGAGACCCCCCTCAAGCGCGCCGCCGAGGCCCGTGCTCAGGAGGCCGCGAGACGCGCCGAGGAGAAGGCCCGCACCGACCGCGAGCAGTACCAGCAGGAGCAGGTCACCGCCCGCGAGAAGGAGGAGACCCGCAAGGCCGAGGCCGACCGCACCTTCTCCTACAAAGCCGGCCAGGACGCCGTCGACAACGCCATGGCCACCCTCCCCTACCGCGTCGGCCCGACCTTCGGGTCGGAGTTCAGTACCGCCCTCAACACCCTCTCGAGTGGGGGTGGCCCCGTCAACTTCAGCCCCGGTGCCTTCTCGTTCGACATGCCCGACGTGAACGCCATCGCCGACCGCGAGGTCAGCCGCGCCCTCAGCCTCTACAAGACCCCCGTCGCCCCCCCGGTCGCACCCGTGGCCCCGGCGGCGCCCGTGGTTCCTCCGGCACTCGCCACCCTCCCCGTCGCGCCACCACCCGGCCTGGTGGCGACGCCCGCGACGAGGGACCAGTGGCCGATCCGGTGACCTGGACACGCTCGGCGCGGGCGCGGTACTGGCGGGCGCGGGTCTGCGGCCGGTCCGAGCGGTGCGATTGGTCCTGGGGCCGGCGCGTCTTGTGCCGCGCCTTCCCCCCGAGCTGGCGGGGGAGCTACCCCGCCGACTGAGGACGACCGAGCAGCGCCTTCGCGCGGTCGTACTGCCCCGTCGTCTGGATGACCCGGCAGACGCGCGCCATCATCGAGTCGCGGGTGATCTCTGGGCCACGGTCGGCGGCGCTCTCGTCGATGCAGCCGACCAGCCCGGCCAGCGCCGCTCGTAACTCGTCGATCGTCTCGTCGCGCTCGTCGCACCCTCCGCACATCGAGACCATCCGCGCGACGCGGTGGCGACGTGCCTCGTCCTCCTCGCTCACGCCCCCAGTCTAGCCCCTGTTGCGGACAGGAGGGCAACAGGCTAGGCTTGCGGCAGTACCTAACTCGGTGAGAGCGGTCACCCCTTCGTGGGGTGGCCGCTTTTTTGTTGCCCGAAACGAGGCGGCATGGCGACAGATCCCGGTTCAGTCGGTCAGGACGGCGCGGCCGAGGGGGCCGCTGCTTCGAGCGAGGCCAGGGAGTCCGGCGGGGGGTTCTTCGACCGCGCGATCCGCACGGTCAGCGGTCTGTTCACCTCCGACGAGCCTTCCACCACCTCCGAGGAGCAGCCAGCCAGCCAGCCAGCCCAGCCGGCCAGTGATCCCGACCGGGTCACGCTGACGCGGGAGGAGTACCAGCGCGCCGTCCAGTCGGCCAAGGACCGGGAGATCGCGCGGGAGCGCCGCGACTGGGCCGTCGAGCGGGCCAGCCAGGGGGATCTGGCCCCCATCCGCCAGATGGCCGAGAAGGGCGACCGGTGGGCGCAGGCCCAGCTCGCCGAGCAGGGCGACACCTGGGCGCTGGGCGAGATCAAGGCCGCCGAGATCGCCGCCGCCCGCGCGCACGAGGGCATGGCCGCCGAGGTCACGGGCCTGGCGACCCACTTCGACACCGCCTACCTCGAGCCCCTCCTCGCCGCGCTCCCCGACCAGACCGAGGCGGCGCGCCTGCGCGCGACCACCGTCGGCATCGACGGCCGGCAGCAGACGACCCAGACCGTGCTCGCCGCGCTCGAGAAGCACTGGCGGGCCGAGGGAGCGAAGGCCGCCGAGGCGGCGCTGCGCCGCAACCCGGCCGTCCTCAAGCAGGTCGTTTTGGGTGAGCGGGCCAGCCGCGAGGAACCAGACGAGGTCGTGGGGGTGGGCGCCTTCGGGCGCGACTCCCCCGACGCACGCATCCGCGCCGCCGTCTTCGGACGCTAGCCGCGCACGGGGCACACCGCCCCACCCACGCACCGAATAAGGACACCCAATGGCATCGATCACGCGGGCGACCTCGCTCGCGCTCATCCCCGAGGACGTGCAAAAAGACATCGTCAAGGGGGTCAGGAACAAGTCGGCGGTCATGCAGCTCATGAAGCAGCGGCGCATGAGCCGCCAGCAGCAGCGCATCCCGGTGATGGCGAGCTACCCCACGGTGGGCTGGCTCACCAGCGAGACCGGGCTCAAGACCACCGCGACCATGTCGTGGGACAACGTCTACCTGTACGCGGAGGAGCTCGCCGTCATCGTCGCGATCCCCATCGCGCTCCTCAAGGACGTCGACTACCCCCTCTGGGACGAGATCAAGCCGCTGGTCGAGGAAGCCTTCGCCATCGCCCTCGACGACGCGGTGCTCTTCGGCACCAATAAGCCCGCCTCCTGGCCGACCGCGGTCGTCCCCGCCGCCGTCGCGGCCAGTAACGTCGTCATCGCCGGCACGAGCGCCATCGACACGCTCGAGGACCTCAACCAGGTGATGCTCGCCGTCGAGAACGACGGCTACGCGGTGAACGGCTTCTGGGCGCGCAGCCAGTTCAAGGCGTACCTGCGCGGGATGCGCGACGCCAACAAGGGGTTCCTCTACGACCCGGCGGGGCCGGCCAACACGGGCGCGGCCGACGCCAACCAGCGCATGGCGACCCTCTACGGGGAGAAGCTGGCCTTCAGCCAGGCCGGGCTGGCCGGCTTCGCGACCGCGGCCGGCAACTACTCGGTCGTCGCCGCCGACTGGGACCAGTTCATCCTGGGCGTCCGCGAGGACATCGACTCCGAGCTCTTCCGCGAGGGCGTCATCCAGGCGGGTGACGGCACCATCGTCACCAACCTGATGCAGCAGGATATGGTCGCCACCCGCTGGGTCGCCCGCTACGGCTTCGCGGTGCCGAATCCCATCAACCGCATGAACACCAACAGCGCCACCCGCTACCCCGCGGCCGTGCTCCAGCAGCGTGCCTCCACGGGCGGCGAGTAGCCGCCGATGCCGACCACGCGCGTGCCGTTCGGTCGCCGCACCCTCCTCTCCACCACCCCCGAGCCGGTCGCGACCGGCTCGGGGGGCTTCGACCTCGCCGCGGCCATGGACGCGCACCCGTTCGCCCCCGCCGACCAGACCACGCACCCCCCCGGCACGATCGGGGTGGTGACGGGGGAGCTCCTCCGGTACGCCGCCTTCTGGCGCAGCCTGACGGGACTCGCCTCCCCACCGGGCACGGCGCTGGTGCAGTCGGCGGGGATGGACATCGCCACCAACCGCAACCGCGCCGCCGCCTCCATGCGCGGCGACTGGCTCTTCACCCTCGACGACGACCTCGTCCTCCTCCCCGACACCCTCACGCGCCTGCTCGCCGTCCTCGCGCAGGGCGTCTACGACGTCGTCTGCGCCTACAGCCTGCGCCGCCAGCCCCCCCACGACAGCCTCGTCTACCTGGCCGACCCCACGGTCCCGCCCCACCCGGAGCCGTGGATCCCCGACGGGCGGACCGGCGTGATGGAGATCGCGGCGGCCGGGCTGGGCGGCGTCCTCATCAGCCGGCGGGTGTTCGAGCGGCTCGAGCGGCCGTACTTTCGGGTCGGCCAGGTCGCGCCGGATCACCTCCACGAGGACGTCGAGTTCTGCCGCCGGGTCCGGGCGGCTGGCTTCCGCATCGCGGTCGACCTCGACGCGCCGGTGGGGCACATCACCCCGACGGTGGTCTGGCCGGCGCGCACGCCGGCGGGTGGGCACCACCTGGCCCTGGTCGGCCTCGACGGGCGCATCGCTCCGGTCGACCCCGGCCCCCTCCGCGCCGCGCAGCCGCACCCCAGCCTCGTCGGCCTGTAAGCAGGCCGGCGCGGCACCTCCGAAACGAACTAAGGAGACACCCCAATGGCCTCCCCCTTCACGCGCACCTTCAGCGTCCGAGTCACCGGCACGGCGGCGGCGACCGCGACCAGGGACGACGCGGTGCTCATCGTGCCGATCGCCGGCGCGGTCACGGGCGTCGCGATCGTGCCCTCGTCGACCCTGACCGGCGCCGCGACCGACAACAAGACCCTCAGCCTCATCAACAAGGGGTTGACCGGTGGGGACACCAGAGTCGCCGCGACCCAGACCTTCGCGCTGACCACCAACGTGGCGACCGCCTTCGACGAGTTCGCGCTGACCGTCTCGGGCACCGCCGCGACCGTGGCCTGCGTGGCGGGGGACGTCCTCGCGCTCAGCCAGATCAAGGTCGGTAACGGCCTCACCGTCCCCGACATGCTCGTCAAAGTCTCCATCGTCGCCACCGAGTAGTCGCCGTGCGGATCACCATGACCGCCACCACCCGCCAGGCTCGCTACGGCGCGCTGATCGCCGGGCAGTCCTACGACCTCGACGACGCCACCGCCGCCCACTTCCTCGCCCACAGGCTCGCCACCCCCGGTGGCACGCCGACCCCGGCGCCACCACCCGAGGTCCCCGCGCCCCCACCCGATCCCGTGGCGATGACGCGGGCCGACGCGGCGGGTCTCCTGCCCGATCAGCCGGCCCCGCCCCGTCCACCACCCCGCACGGCGCACGCGGGCTCGACGCGCCGGCCCGACGTGGGACTCGTCATCAACGCCCCGTCTCAGCCCAAGGACGGGAAGGGCTAGGCCCAGACGATGAGCTGCACACTGGCCGAGGTCGAGCAGGCGGTCGCGCGGCGGTGCGGGCCGTTCGAGATCCACCTGTGCACCGACGCCCACTCCCTGACCAACGTGACCGCGACGGCGCTGGTCTCCTCGATCGACCTGGGCGACTGGGCCGACGTGTGGCTCTTGCGCCGGGGCGTGCTCCTCTCGGGGCAGCCCGTGCCGGGTTTCTCCGTCTACGACCGGCAGCGCCGGGTCGCCGGCTTCACCCCCGCCACGGGCGCGCTCGTGGTCGACCGGCCCTACGCCCTCGGGGTGCAGGCCGAGGAGGTGATCGAGCTCGGGGTCCTCGACCCCGCGCAGCAGCTCCGTCCGGCCGTTCTGGCCGGGCTCGCCCGGACCTACTTCGTCGACCGGGTCGCCGTCGCGCCCACCGGCGTCGGGCTCGAGCACGATCTCTCGGCGGCCCTGTTCTGGGTGGTCGACGTGGGCCAGGTCCGGGGGATCGAGTACCGCAGCGGCCTGGCCGGCACGGTGCGGCCGGGCTCGCTCGGCTGGCACCGAGTCTTCGCGACCGCGGCGGGGGTGCAGGTGGCCCTCGCCGGGCGGATGGGGGGCGAATTGATCGTCGAGGCGCTGCGCCCGCATGCGACCTGGGTCTCGGGCGCCGACTCCGCGACCGGGCCGACGCTGGACACCGACACGCTCGACGTGGACCTGGCCTACGCGGCGGCGGCCGGGACGATCGAGGCGTGGCGGATCTGCCGCCCGACGCTCGCGTCGGCGGCGACGGCCGGCCTCATCGACGGGCGCGAGACGGCCAAGGCCGAGTTCGAGGCCGAGGTCAACCGCCACGTCCCCGTGCGTCCCGACCGGCTGTCCTTCCGCTACCCGCTCGGCCTGGGTGGGAGCGGGTCGGGCCTCTGGGAGACGGCTGGCCCCCGCACCTGGCGCCAGCACGCCGCGAGCAGTTGGTCCGGCATGTCCCACCTGACGTGGCGTCAGGTGCTGGGGACATGAGCACGCGCGCCGTCTAGGAGGGACACACCGTGGCCGACACGTTCACGACCTACCTGGGGCTGACCAAGCCCGACTTCGACGGCGGGGCGGATATCCGCGAGATCAACACCGACCTCGACCTGATCGACGCGGCGCTGGGCGGGGTCCACAACGTCATCCGCTACGGCGCGACCGGGCTCGGCCTGGCCGACGACGGGCCGGCCTTCAACGCGGCGCTGGTGGCGGCACTCGCGGCCGGCGGTGGCGTGGTCTACGCGCCGGCGGGGACCTACAAGATCACGACCCAGATCACCTTCCCGGGCTCGGGCCTCTCGCTCGTGGGAGACGGGATCGGTCGGACGATCCTGACGGACGGGGCGCTTTTGACCAACGCGATCGTCTTCGCGTCCGGGCGGTCGAACGTGACGGTGCGCGAGATGACGATCCAGCCGCAAGCGGCCACCGGCAGCTACGGCTTCTACATCCAGGGCGGGGCGACCCAGATCACC